TGTATCAGCTCCGCGCCACTGTCAAGGCCCCGCTGCCGTTTGCAATATCGAACATCTGGCACAACCTGCCGCTGCAGCCGGAGGAGGCGCTTCTGTATGTGGCCTGCCCGCCCGGAACCGAGCAGTGGCAGGAAGCGATTGCTGCGACACAGGCCGTGATCGTAACGCAAATGGAGCCGGAGGGATTGAGGGAATAAGCTATAAGAATTCCATCGCATAAAGCAGGAGGAAAAAATGAAAACAAAGCAACGATATTTTGTTTTTAGTTTTCCTGCTGTCGGCACTGTCACCTGCTGTGGCTGCATCAAATGGAAACGCAACTGACACGGAAGCGCAGATAGATCAAACGGAAAACGTAGTTTGTTATGAGACGTTCTTTCAGTAGATTCTATATTTTAATGAAGA